GCCAAATATGTATAGACACCAGTCGCATTGGCATCAACGCTTAAGGTCTGCGCCACTTGGTAAAAGTTCTGCCATTGCCGCGTTGGTGTGCGGTTGCCGGAGCCATTGACCACATTGGTGCGGTCGGCGTAATACTCCAGAAAACACATGATGTCGTATTGAGCCATCAGGCCAGCCCCAGCTGCGTGCGCACGTTGCCATCACGGCGGATCAGGTCCAGCGTCTGCTGAATGCCAGCCTGAACAGCTTTACCCATATCCTGCGTAGTCACATAATTCGTGCCATTCATCTGTGTTACTGGTCCGGTCTGGATGCTGACGTTTGCGCTACTTGGCGCAACATAACCGCCATCAGCAAAGCCAGGAATTGCACCTGCACCACGTTTGCCGGTCAGGTAGTTAGCGGCAAAGCCTGCAGCTTTGCTCTGGGGGATGATGTACTCAGGTTCCCCTCCTTCACCGATCATTGCCACAGTTGGTCCAGTGACCATCCCACCTTCGGCAAAGCGTGGCAGCTGAACGCTAGGAATGGTTGGGATCGTTGGCAGTTTCAATCGTGCCAAAGCGGCATTGGCACCACGAATCATGGAATTAAGTGCATTGATTGCACCATTGATGCCTCGTTCAATTCCGCCGATGATGCCATTCACGATCCCTTTAATCATGCTGGCAACAGCTTGGAATGGTGCCTTTAACGCTGCAGCCAACCCAGAGAACAGCGATTTGATTCCATCTACCAACCCCTTCATAGCATTGGCAACTGGATCAATGAAAACCATTTTGAAGCCAGAAGCTGCCTGTCTGAAATAATTACCAATGGCAGCAAATGCTTGCCCGATCTGATCTCGGAAAGCATAAATTGCTACACCAGCAGCGATAAGTAAAGCAATCCAGCCAACTGGTCCTGTGAAAACAGCAGCCAATGCAGTCAATAATCCACCACTGCCAGTAAGTGCAGTGACAACACCTGTAATAATAGGAACAATAGCGCCAAACAAACTCATGATTGGAGCCAGCAAAGGTGCAATTACCGCTAGTCCACCACTTAGAGCAATAACACCAGCAACGATTGACTGCACGGGACCAGGTAGCTGACCAAACGCCAACGCAATTTGCCCTAGCAACTGAACAAGTGGGGTCAATGCAGGAAGAATCTGCGACCCAATCGTGGTGCCAAGATCCGCTAATGCCTTTTGAAATAACTTGTAAGCATCAGGCGGCGGTGGTTGCTGCTGCGCCAACCCACCGAGAGCCTTGATTATTTCTTCTGTTGTAATTTTGCCTTGACCACTCAACTCTTTCAGTTGAGCAACGCTAACACCCATAGATTTGGCAATCGCCTGACCAACAGCAGGCAGTCGCTCCATAATGCTGCGGAACTCATCACCTTGTAGCTTGCCGGAGCCAAGTGCTTGGCTTAATTGCAGCATTACACCTTCTGTGTCAGCCGTTGATAGATTCATCTTTGCGGCTGCAGTATTGACACCATTGAAAGTTGTCTGAATGTCTTTCAATGAAATGCCCATAGGACGCAAACGCCCATACAAATCGCTTACTGCATTAGCAGCGGCAGTATTGCCAATGCCATATTTTTGTGCGGCATCTTGAGCAAACTTTGTCAGCTTTGCTGTTTCGCCATATTGAGAAGCGAGCAGATTTAAGCGTTTTGCGGTTCGGTCCGCTTCAATACCAGCAGAGACAAAGCCTTTCAATAACGCCCCTGCACCAATTCCAGCCAAAGCACCCTGCAAAGTGCTTCCGGCCTGCGACAGTTTGCCAAATGCCGACTTTGCACTATTACTGGCGTTTTCAAGCCCCTGCAGCTGCTGCTTTGCATCGCGTGCGTCAACGCGGACTTCAACACTGGCTACCGCTGGCACTTGAGGACTAGCTATTCATGCCTTAATTCTATCGACGCTTTGCTTTCCGCATTGCCTCTTGCTGTTCACTATTTTCCACTTCATACAGAAGCGCCCAAAGCTGAAGCTCTTCTCTGGTCATCCGCTGCGTCAATTCAGAAAGCGTGTAGCCCAGGTCACGAGCTACACGCATCATCAATCTCAATGGATAATCATCCTTGACGCATCTGGTTAGTTTTTTGCTTCAGTCTCCGTTACGTTGCCCTCTCCAGTGATTAGCGCAAGCATCAAGGCTTGAAGATCTTCATCGCGTACTTCATTCTTGAGTTCAGCAATCTCACCTTGGCTGAACATGCGATTTCCGTTTTCATCTAAAGCCTTGCCAACAAGAAGCTGGAGTGCCAGTACGTTGATGTCATCGCTTTTCGCGGCCTTTTGAGCACGCTCGCGTTCAGACATCGTGAGGGGCGTACTCCAAAACTCAAACTCGCTTCCATCAGAAAGCGTTACAACTCTCTTGATTGGGACTAGGTTCGCCGCCTTCTTCAAGCGATCAAGGGCTTTCATGCTTGAGCTGGTGAGAGCCATGAAAATCAGTCGTTTGCTATTACTTTACGCATAAAAAAGCCCCTGGTGCAACCCAGGGGCTCTGTAGCACCAGCTGTGCTTATGCAGATTCGCTGAAGTCGAAGGTCGGAGCACTCGAAGGACGGAAAGCGATTTCCACCATCTGAGCGTCATCCGGGTTAACGGTGAAGCTAGCAGAAGTCAGAACTGCCTCCATGGCAATGGAGCGACTGAGCGATTCGCTTACGGATCCACCGCTGCTGACTCGATCAATGTACAACTTGAACCCAGCTCCAACCTGCTGACGCTGCAGCACGTCTTGAATCAAGCGGCTCGCAAGATCGCCGCTGTCATCAGTAATGTAGATGCTTGCAGAACCTTCACCATCAGCAAAGCCGGTGATGTAGGTCTTAAACGGAGCGTGCTGACCAAGGGTTTGACCGATCGTGGTTACGTCGATCTCTTCCCGAGTGATTTCAAACGACCACTCACGAACCTGACCGACAGCTGCGTAATCGGCGTAGGCAACTTGGAAAGCGTTTGGGGTGACAGCAGTACCATCATCAGTGATGGCAACAGTTGAACCACCAGCAGTTGCAGAAACCTGCAGTACACCAGTGGACGCGGTGTAAGCAATCACGTAGTAGGTGGTTGCAGCTGAAAGACCAGCAGGCAGAGTTCCAGAGCCAGCAGCACCAGTATTGATGTTGACAACGCTGAATTGGACAGGATCACCAACCTTGAAATTCAGGTAGGTGTCTACCGTGATTTCGTCATCGGCAACATCAACGGCGGATTCGCCGAAGGTTGCCTTGGTGCCTGCTGGCTTGTAATAGAGGGCGCCGGACGTACCGGACAGAACAGTAGCCATTGTCGTGAACGGTAGGTGGCTAGATCAATTCTAACTTTGCTCAAAAGCCTCGAAACTTATGGTGACCTGCGTCTGGTAAAACCCTTCTGGCGCAGCGGGTGTCGATGCCCTCGGACCATTTGCAGGGTCAAAAATTATATTTTGCAGCTTCAAACGTTCGAACAGGTCGATGCAGCGTTCGGCAATGGTCAGCCCTGCGCCTGGTCCCTGCCCTCGTGGGCTAAAGACGTTAAAGGTCAACACGCCATTGCGACGGTTGAACCCGTCCCCTGTCCCACGGTCTGATTCGGTAAGGATCGTCACGTAGGCGTTATCACCCCAGGTAATAAAGCACTGGACCCAGCTCGCGTTATTCGGCGGAGTGAATGGCACGTTTTCGTACGCGACCTGCAAAGCAGGAGAGCTCGCAAACTCCGTAGCGATGCGGTTTTCAATCAGGGCGCGGAGACTGTTGAGGCTCATGACTCTCTCCCGATCTTGGCGGCTTCAGAAGTTACCCAAGTCTGGATGTCTTTAGCAACGATGTCGAGGAAAGGTGTTGTCCGTTGCTTGCCTTGCCAAGAAGGTGGCAGGTTAGTCCCAGCAATCACCGGAGCAGCATACTCAACGTTATTAAATACCCTGCCATCAAAATCCTGTACAACTGTCTGCCAGCTTTGACGTAAGCGCCCTGTATCAACTGGTGTTTCAGCTTTAAGACGACGATCAGCTTCGAGCGTTGCTACTCGAACTAACTTGACAACCTGCTCTCGCGCATAGTCGTCGATTTGATCTAGCTTAATTTGCCGCGCCATGTCACTCCCTCAGGAAGATCTCGAACACAATCGCGGTATTGTCCTGCTCGATCTTATTGACTTGCACAATCTGCATAACCCTGCTTGAAACCGTAACCTGATCTGATACGGCAGGTTCAAAGCTCACATCTGCAGCGGCAATCGTCAACTTCTTATCAGTGCCCTTTATCAGATCGTTCGCTTCACGCTCCTGAATACCCTCTAAAACACCCTTGACCGTAGAGGTTGCAACGGAAGGTGTAGCTGTTCCTGTGGCCGGGTCGTATGCACCTGTCGTGACTCGACGGAATGTCACCTCACCACCAAACTTCAGCATTAGCTTGCTGGCTGTCTTGCGTAGCGAGGTGGAAAGTGCCATCAGATTCTGTAGGCAATGCAAGCGCCGTTCTGTAATTTGATGCTGGTAAAAACACCACGAATCTCGGAACCAGCCGGGAAGCTCTCGCCGTTCAGCGTGTTGCCTGTCAAGTTCGGGCTAACAATCGTGTCAATCTGAGTGTTCTCAAAAAAGTCAATGTGATGGAATCGCCCAGTATGCTCAAGCGTGTCAGTAATAACTTCACCACCAACGGTGTAGTCAATGCCGTTCCCCTGGTGTCCTTTGAAGCTCATAGCCGGTAAGCAACGACAGAGCCGCTGGCGAGAGTAATGCTAGTAAAGACCCCGCAAAGCTCACAGCTTGGGTCAAGCACAACAGATGTGAGTGCATTGCCCGTGTAATCCAGAGCGGTCAGGCTTGCGATTACCGTGCCAGCTTCAAGTGAAACGATCTCACCAAAACGTCCCGTATGGGCGTTGGTATCGCTGATGTATTCAGCACCTGCGTAGGAATCGCTCATGATCAGCTCCGGCGAATTGCAAAGTTGCCTGGTCCACTGATTCTAAGCCCGGTCAAATACCGTTCAAAGATCGGTGGCACACGATCGGCACCAGTTGCCGTGCTGCTAGCACCTGCAGTCGTAACGCTCAGACTGCCGATGCTGACAGACTTGTAATCCTCGAGTCCGCTCAGCCCCATGCCATCCTTGTTGTTGTTCAGATAAACAGCAAGAACCGCTTGTGCGTACTTGATCTGAGTCGGGATCTCAGTATCGGTGAAATAGTCGGTCGTGATCCGGAATGGAAAACCGACGGCGTAAGTGTTGATGTAGGTATCAGGTTTTCTTACGCCTGTCCTTGGCCACTGCAATGCTTGCGTATCAGTAGCCCTGGCACCCAGGAACCGCTCACGATCAAGCCGCTGAGTGGCGGATACCAGCGCACGGTTCTTTTGATCGGTGGTAGCACTTGCCCATGCCACCACGTCATCATCTTCAACGAAACCATCAATCAGCGTCTGAGCTGCTGCCAGCGTTTGGTAGCTGTTGGCGTTTGCGCCCCCTACCGTTGCGTCGATTGTTACTGCCATCGGTAGGTGCCGAGGTTAGATCAAGTTTAGGACTGGGCTCCGCAATAGGAAAAGAGGCTGCCTCCTTAGAAGCAGCCTCACGTTCCTGGCGTCGCCTAAAGGCGAACAATCCCATGATCAGGCAACTGCAGCAGCAGTGGAACCCAGACCATAAAGGGTGATCGCTTCAGAGCCAGCAGCAACAGCGGTAACGCGACCAAGGAAAACCTTGGAAGCATTTTGAGCCACGGTTGCAACACCGCTCACGGTCACGTCAGTGCCACCAGCCACCGTGATGGTGTTAGCACCAGCGGAAGCGTTGAGCACAACCACCGTGAAGGTGGTACCCACAGCACAGTCACCACCGATTGCAGCCACGATGTTTGCAGCGGTAGCAGTGGTGTAGGTAGCAGCAGCAGTAGGAACGCCACGGATGATGACGTTAAAGCTGTTAGCTGCAGAGAGGGTTGCGGTCGCAGTAGGAGCCGCCAGCTTCATCTGACCGGGCAGAAGACCGCCGGGGATGTCACCGAGTTCGAAGATCGAAGCCATCGTTAGGTTCCTCCTCAGTCCATGTTGGAGACGTTGGTGGCACGCACGATGCCGATATTCTTCAGCTCATAAACCTTCGACCAGTTGGCGACGGTTTCGAGCTGAGCACGGGTCGGGTTCACCGTGGTGACGCCCCACTTAGCACCAACGGGGTGGTAGCAGTAGTGGAGGTCAATCGACATGGCATCGCTCTTGGCGAGGATGTCACGATCGGTTTCAGTTTGCATTGCAAGCTGTTCGCCGCTAGCAACTGCACCAGAGGTGAAGAAGAAGGTGCCGTACTCAGTGCTGCCACCGGAACCGGCAGTAGGCACATCGTCAGACACGATCACGCGCAGACCCATGTAGGTCGGCACAGAAACTTCACCGCCGTAAGCAGCAACCAGCGAACCACCAGACTGAGTGGTGGATGTGCCACGAGCTTCTGCAGTCGACACGTAGTCGATTGCCTTGCGCTCAACCAGGTCGTAATAAACCTTGGAGTGCATTGCAACAGCAGTCAGCTTGTCGCCTTGATCGCCAAGGATCGAACGAGCCTCAGCAACGTGACGAGGGCTGAGAGTGGTGGGGGTGTCAGCAGACTCAGAGTCGATGCAAAGATCGAAGAAGGCAGAGCTGCTGGTGTTGGCGTTCAGGCTGCCGAAGACACCCTGAAGGCAGGACAGCAGATCCTTTTGACGCTGGTTAGCGACGTAATCAGCGATCTTGGCGCCGATAGCAGCCATCGGGTCAGAACCAGCAGCCAGAGCTGCAAGGTCACGAGCCTCGAAAGCACGACCACGGTGCAGGATCACGCCGATTTGCTTGTCGGCACTGATCTTGCCAGGGGTCAGCGAGGAGCTATCAGTCAGTACCTCGAAGTCGCCAGACAGGTTGGCTTTCCAGAAAGGAACGTTGATGAAATCACCGCCCTCGGTGGCATTCAGCTCTGCCATCGGCTGAACCACACCGCTAGCCAAGAAGGCATCACGCTGAGTGGTTTGCTCAATGACGTACGGCGTAAATACCTCGGGGATGATGATGTCAGAGCGAAGAGTCGCCATGACTAATCCTCAAGAATGGTTTTACGGTGTCGGGCACAGCCCATTACCCAGCACAGCCGGTTACGTCGAAGTTTAACGTCCAGCTGCAGCTTTTAGCTTGTCGTAAAGATCACGGTCAGTACGGAACAAGCGAGATTGTTCTGTCAGGTTGAATGATTCAGGCATGAAAGGATTTTTGATGCCAGCCGGGATGTCACCAGTGCTGCGCCCGATCGGAGCACCACTGCCTTGTGGCTTCGGTTGCTTCTGCATCCAGCTCGGCAGGCTCTTTGCCCATTCCGTTACTGGTGTCCGCTGGTAGCCATCAACTACAACAACGGTGCCATCAGCTTCTCGCTCGATTTGCTCTGGCGACAGCTTGGTTTTCATGATGAGATCCGGGTCGTGGACGACATCAGCCAAAGCTGTAACCGCTGGGGTTAGCAGTTCAAGTTCCCGGACTCTGGACTCAAGCTCTGAGATGCGCCTGTCCTTCTCCGCCGTCGCCTCACGGAACTGCTGCTCCAGAGCTTGCCTAGCCTCGCTGTATTTCCCTTGCTGTTCAAGCTCGGTTTGCTCAGCTTGTCTTTTGAAGCGGATCAGCTCCTCGATGTCAACGCCGTCGGGCACTGCTTTGGCTTGCTTGACTGCTTTTTTGTACTCGTCGAGCAGTTCGGCATTTTTGCGGCGCATTGCCTCAAGTTCTGCCTGGAGACTTGATGTATCAGCAGCTTGCTCCACAGGAGCAGTTTGATCTTCGGACATGAATAACCCACAGGGTTTTGCGGTCCTAGATTAGTGGTTGGTATCTGATGATGTCAAAGCGGGAATGGAACACGCCGCAGCGTGAACCATGGAATCCCTTGATTTATCAATGCTTGAAGGCGATTGACCGCCATACAGCTTTGTATCTTGAAACTGGCAACGGATGGCACGCAGCGAAGGCGCAAGAGCTGCGGTGGTACGTGGCGGAGGTTAAAGACTGGATCTTCGAGCAGGAAGCCAGCTAATCACCACTTTTCCTTGTCAGCCCAGTACGCCGGTGACATCTTGCCTTTGGCGATGTTCTTTGCGTGCCGCGCTTTAAACGATGCCCTTCTGGCTTTGTCTGCTTCCGATTCTCCTTTTCGTGCTGGTGAGCCTGACACACCCTGCTGACCAAACCTGATCAGTTTTACCTTGTCGCCTTCTTTGGCAAGGACTGCGTGGGATTTGGTCGGATGCTTTGGCGTCCGCTTTGGCTTGTTGTAGCCGTCAAACTCCTCGCCGCGATAGGTGATCATTTCTTTGGTGCAGCGCGAAGTTCAGAGCGTTTCTTCAATACAGGGTTGCCGGTGCTTTCAGATTTGACCGCAACGACAGGATCATCAGCAGTGCCACGACGAGTCACGGTGCCGCCTGTTGGACCCTTGATTGAATGTGCGCCTTCACCAGGTGTACTGGTGATGATGCCATAAGTGCGAACGCCTTGATACAGCCAGCTAACACGATCACCGCGTTTCACTTGCGCTTGCCTCCTTTCTTTGGTTTAGCCACTCCAGCTTCGCTCAGTGCAATAGCGATCGCCTGCTTACGGCTTTTGACCTTCGGTCCTTTTCCGGGTCCTGGCTTGCCGCTTTTTAGCGTTCCCGCTTTGTACTCGCTCATTACCTTGCCGATCTTCTTGTCTGCCTTGCTTGGTTTCTTTGGCATGACGCCACTCTTCAATACCTGACAACAGTGTAGAGCCGTCAGCTGTTGCCCAACCCTTATCGGTATAAACCGCCTGAATCCAAGCCTCTCCTATTAATGCCTCGACAGGATCAGAGAAGACAAAGAAGATGCCTTCATTGCGAAAATGCCTAAGACTCGGCAGCTCCATAACGTCTCCTGAGTTGATCCAAGGTTAGTTCGCTGCCATCATCCCGCACGAGCTTTGCCATCGCATCCTTTGGTCCGTATTTTTTTGAGAGCAGATCAAAATAAGCAACCTTCTCCTTGCCAAGGACTGTTGCCTTTGTGGCTTCGCTTTGCCCTGCAAGCCATTGACCATAAGACGTATCAGCAGGCACTCGACCATCCATGCTGGCTCGCTTGCCTTCCGGTGGTGGATCGAACCCTAGCTTTTTGTAGTCGATGACAGGCACGGTGGTTGATCTGCAGTTGAAATGCTGCGGTGGTGTTGGACCTTTGCCGTATTCAAAGATGCGCCCGTCAAGCGAGGCACAGATCGCTGATGTCCGAGTATCGAGCGTTGCGACGTATTGGTAACGCTTAGTGATGTCCTGATTTGCTTCGTAGACCTGTTGACTTGCGGCATTGGCAACCTGATTAACGCTGGTGCGAACCAAGGTCATGACTTGACGGTTGCTAGCGATTGTTGCTTCACCACCTTTCTCTGCCATTTGTTTAACACTGCCACTTTCGCCAAGTTGCAATCTGCCAACCAAGCGTTTGGCTATGTTCTGCGTGCTTTCGCCAGTCAGTAAGCCATTGCGGACTACCTGCGAAAACATCTCAGCCTGTGAATCAACGATGCCACGAAATGCCTTTTGCACAACTTGACCATTTGGCAATGTCACGGTTGCACCTTTAGCAGCAGTGAGGGCGTAAGTTTGCGGAGCGCCTTGGACAGCAGCGGTTAAGTCATCGCTGAGGGTGACAACATTGATTTGTGTCGGATCTGTCATGACAACAGACTGAGCAAACTGTGGGCTGATCTCAACTGTGTTAACAGCACTGCGAGCGTCAACTGGTAAGACACGACGCAACTGATCAGCAACAAACTCAGACTGCAATACTGCCAGTCCCTGCAGTTCACCAGTCAAGGTATTGACACTGCCGCCTGACCAAGTATCAAGTGAATCTTTAAGTTGTGCCAAGATTGCGCGAAGCCTTGCAGCTTTAGCTGGTGCTGCTAGCTCATCAATGGCGCGTAGCTGATTAACACTATCAACGATGATGTCGTTATATGCCAAGACGATCTGCTTGGCAACGCTATTGCTGTAGCGATTCAGGTCAATGGCATTGCGGTACAGGCTAGAAGGTGCAGCCATTATTCAACCCCCAAGGACTCTGCCGTACATTCCGTGATGATGGTGACATCAGCGCCAGCATGTAAGGCACTTTTGATCAGGTGCTGAAGGACAAGCACCTTTTCGTCAAGGTCATCATCAAGCTGCAGCTCTTCTACCTGATGCTCTCGCCCATCTCGATACCAGGAGACGCGGACAACAGCAAAGACTGAGTTTGTCAGTTCACGTTGAGTGAAGGTGACAACCTGCTTGCGTGGCTTGCGAGCGCCCATAGCAACCTCCACTGTTTGCATCCCATCATGCTGGGATAACGCCTTCATCTTCTGGTTCTGCAGATTGTTCTGGGATTCCAGGAATGGCAGCAGGTTCTGGTGTTGGCATCTCGATGTATCCACCAGCCTGAGTGGATTCGATCTCTTCCTCCACGTCAAACTCATCACCAAGGACTTCACCTTGATAAAGCTGATCAAGGAGAGTTTTTTGAGTGATCGTGCCAGCGGTGTAGAGCTGCAGAAGTGACTGAATCTCTTGAGGATCAAGACGAGCCCCCAAGAAGTCACGATTAACGTAGCTGCTACCCACATCAACAATATTGAGATAGCTCGCGTGATAAGCAAGGCAGTTGTCAATGAGATCCTGCATGTTTTGGGCAATGACCATCATGGTGCTATCACCCTGACTGCGGTCAATGCGTTTGGCTTCTGCGGTTTCGGCTGAGAGCTTTTGACCAAGAACAGCGGATAGACCAAGTTCATTGATCTGATAGGCGATCTGCTCAAGACGCTTGAATTGCGCTTCAAAGCTCTTGCCATCAGGCTCGATGTACTCTGCCCTGCCTTCTGCCGGGAAAGCAATAGCTTCGCCAGGACCAGCCGAGACCTCTTCAGCCGAAGAGGGGAAACCAAAGAACGCCAGCATCGGCACTGCAGAGATGTGCAGTTGATTGTCGAGGTCGCTTTGGATCTGATACGCCTTGAGGTTTAGCTCAGCGATGTCCTCCAATGGCGGGCGTGATTCCATGAAGTTCACGCGGTTGGAATAGGCGACAGCAAACGGGATTTGATCCAGCGTGGTGATGCCACTGTCATGGATCTCAAGCTGCCCGTTTTTGCCCATGCGGTGAATCTCGAAAGCACCAGGCGTTAGCACACGCACCTGTTCGACTTCCTTCTCGCCGTAGTCACCATCGGGCACGATGACCTTTTCAAGGAGGCGAAGCTGACTGAGCTTTTGAGCACCATCGCGCATTTCAGTACGCCAGCCAAGGATCTCGCGTGGGGTATAGCTTGCCCAATAAGGACGACCTTGCTCTCCGGCTGCAGGGGCATCTACTAGAACGCCGACATGCCCGTAGCGGACCATCTTGCGAGCGGTTTCGTAGGTCCAGACGTTGAGATCGTTGCCCATGAGGTCAACGTCAAAGAGCTGTTCGCGCACGATGTCAGATACATCGTTAAGCCTGACTGGCTTACGGGTCAACATGCCAGCGAGCATCCGCTCAAGGCGCTGGTAATAAGGCGGGCAAACGGAACGAGCAAGCCTGTTGTCGTAGGACTCGTCCAGTTCTCGCGGTTCTTGTGGAAGGTAACGCCGATGGCGACGGCGCAGCTCGTAGGTGCCACCGATCAGATCTTCAATGAGGACCCAATGCGGTTCTTGATTGAGCCAAGCGGAATTGGGATCATTGACCTGCGCGACGCGACTGGTCAGCTGACGGTCGTAATGAGCGAAGCCGGAGTACACCAGATTTATCGCGCAGGCTATGAATCAGTTTAAGCTGCGACTGCAGTTTGGTTTGCAGCTTGCAGGGTGACAGACTTGCGACCAATCTTGATCTCAAACTCATCACCAGGCTTAAAGCCCATCTCTTGAACGTAGCTTTCACCAATTTGCAGTTTGCCGTTGAACTGCACTTTGGTTTTATAGGTAAGGCTACGTCCACGCTTAGCGGTGGACTTCATCTCAAAGCCTTTGGCTTCTAGGAGAGCCTCATAAAAAGCGGTGTAGCAGATGCGGTCATTTTTGACGTAACCACATTCACGAACAAGATCAGACTTGTTATGGTCCTTCAGTTCTTTGACCTTGGCGAGCAGTTCTGAACCCTTGAGCATGAGTAGGGGTAAAACGAACGCTGCTTAGCATACCCTAAAAACAGAGAAACCCCCACCTAGGTGGAGGCTCTCTTGCCCGACGCAGGTGAATCTGAACCATCCCTCGGATCGCACGCAGCGGTTGCCCGACTTCAGTTTCAGTTGGCTGAGTTTCGTCAGCACCCAGCAGGGGACTTTACTGGTGGGATCAATATAGCCTAATCCCAGTGGACCTACCAGCGCTAGCGTGTAGCGGGTTGAACTCACGCCAGATGAGGTATCCAAGGGCATCATTCATGTGGTCATGCCCAGAGTCCTTATCAGGGTCACCCTTTTCGGTGTAACACTGAAGCTCCAGGCATTCGATCATGCGCTTGCAGCTTGCATTGATCTGCAGCCTGACTTGTCCCTTGCCGTTTTCAAGTAGCGCCTGCACGGCTGAAACCCTGTCACGCACTGGCGGGTTAGCGCGTGGCGATTGGTTTGCCATGCCATAGGACTCCAGGATCTGGATGTCGGTTTGACTGGCGTTTGTGCTGCGGTTGCCGCCGGAGGCGTCAGGGTAGACGTAGATTCTGCGGTCTGGATAACGCGCTTTGATCTGCTGCGCGAGGCTATCGGTGTCGTGAGCACCGCTGATCTCGTCGATCACGAACAGCGTGTTGTTCAGCTTGACACCGATGACAGCAGACATGTTGCCAACGTTGAAGTCAACGCCAACGCGTAGCGGTTCGCGCTCGGTGTCTGGCAGCTTGCTGATGACGTGCTTGGTGCGATCGAAGCGGTCGTAGACGGTGCCGGTGGTGAGGTTAACGAACTCGCCGTCTAGGTAAGCCTTCAGCAGTGTTGGGTCGTAGTTCGCTTCAAGACGCTCGATAAAGTCAGGCGGAAGGTGTGGGTTATCGACGGATCGCATCTTGATCAGTTTGCGATCCTGTCTCGTTTGAGCGTCCTCGCTGCCGAAGGTAGTCCACATCCAGCGGAAGCCTTCAGGCGTGGAGGCTGCGCCGAATTGACGGACGTTGCCGGAGCGTAGACGACCAAGGATTTTGGGAAACGCCTTGTTTGCGATGGCAGGCGTCACGGTATCAATCTCGTCTGCTAGTACCCACGCAAGGTTCAGACCGATAATGCGTGACCAGTTCTCGAAGCTACGGCACAAGATTTTCGTATCACCGCCTGGGAGGTGGAGCATGTATTCCGGCAATGGTGATGCACGGAAGGTGTAGGGGATGGCGTAATACTCCAGGAAATCCTCGAAGTCGTTTTGCCAGATGTCACGGATTAGGGGTCCGGTTGGTTCCATGACGCAACCGATGAAGCCTTGGTTAGCAGCAGCGAGGGTGACTGCTTTTGCAGCTAGGGCACGGGTTTTACCTGCGCCGTAACCTGCGCTGATGCCGATGATTTGGGTTTGGTTATCAGCTACGAAAGCGAGCTGCCCAGGATGGAGGTCAGCATGAATACGCTGCAGCAGTTGGTCGGTATCGATTAGCTCGCCGAAATGGTTGAGCTGTTGGAGGACATGACCTTCTGGCGCTGCAGTGAGGATGCTCACGAGCAGAGCTGCGCGAGTTTGGCAGCGGTGTTAATGGCACCGAGGGCGATGTGATATTGCCCAGCACGGCGTGCCTCCATTTGGAGTGTGGAGCACTGTGAGAGGAGATCAGCGATCATCTGGGGGCGTTCGATGTCCCAGTCAGCCTTGAGTTGTTGTCTAGCGAGTTCAAGGTATTTATCGCAGGAGCGTTCACCAACCCCCCAGTTTTCAGCAGCGAAACGAACGCAGTCTGAGCGACGCCCACCGTTAGCGATGATGCGAGCGAAGCGTTGAGCGCGGAGTTCAGTTTCAGCTTTTGTGCCGCGATGACCTGCCATTTAGGGTACGAATGGCTGAACGGGTAATAGGTTTAGCATATCGAGATTATTGACGGCGATATTTTTCGTGAATAATTTTAGGGCAGACTTTATTCCAGTCGTGTGTGTGATGAAGGCGAGGGTTTTTATGTCCCATAAGTTTGATGTAAGTCGATGACGGAGAGATCATGACGGTGTAGAAGGATTTTACATAAGTTCCATTTTCGCGATAGGCTTCGGTGATGCCGCCTTTATTTTGCTGAGTCATTGCCTGTGTTAGCTGGATCTGGCAATAGGTAAAGAATAGATGTCCAGTTGCGCCGTGAGCAATGTAGGTGTTTACATCGTCGTTAAATCTGCCAATGAACTTAAAGGGTCTTTGATTATCACAGAAGAAGGAATTCATTGTTTTACGCAGGACGCTTCTAGCCTTTTCGGAGCTAGTGACGTAATCACCACCTTGAGAGAAGGCGATGCTGGAGACGGATGGCGTTTTTTCCATGAACTCAGCCATGCCATCGAAAATGATGTCAAGGCTTTCAATTCGGAAGCAGGAATATTTTATGGGTTTATCAGGTTCTTTTCTGCCTATGCGTCTGTAGGCAAAGTAGCTGTAGTCATCATCAAGCTGACAGAAATACCTACAGTTGACCTGTTTAGATAAATCCCAGCAGGCATTGCGAGCCCAAAGTGGAGTGCGTCTATCTGTGGAAGCATCGCAGGAGTCAGTTGTTTCCGCAATTTTTGATTTAGAGAATACTAAGACACGGTCGCCATAGTTTGCTTTGTATTCATCAACTGTTGGATCTTCATCGTCTACGACGATGTAACACTTGCCTGTGTAACCAGATGCCTGCAGTGTGTCAAATGTCTTGACGTTATTTGGGCGACGGTTTGAAAGGATAAAAACGCAAAAATCTTCACGCATGAGGACGGTCCTTTTTGAAGGCTTCTTCTACGTGTTTATCAAGACGGACAAAGCCATTTTCGATAGCCTGCTCAAAATCAATGATGACGAGAGCCGACTGTTCAAAAAGTTCCTGGACTTCTTTGGATGCTGTTGCGTAGAAGTCAGCAATTTTGCTGTAGTTAAACGCTGTGTGGCGATGAGCTGCTGAAGTTAGGAAAGCTCTTACGTCGGAAGGGATGTCAGCAGTTTCAATATCAGCTAGGAGCTGATTTGTCTTGGTTGCATCGTAAAGGTGCTCGGGTTTGTGCTGTGTGCCGGATGGGTCATAAATGGGGGCAATGGTTTTGTTTGTATATGGGCTGTTTTCGTCTAGCTCTTCCTCGATTCCGATTAGCTCATTGAGTTCGCTTTTGTCGAACCAGGTACTGACATCATGTTCCTCGCTGAGCTGATGGAGCATGGCACCA